TCTAAAAACGAATCTTATTCTGATGGTTCTGATGCAGGTACCGACAAATCTGAAGACCCTAAAGTTGTAATGAACAAAGAAGGTCAAGATGTAACAAAAGCATCTGGTAAAGCACCAAGAGGTTCATTTGACAAAGATTCTATTTCAGAAGACGTTATCGACTTAGAAGAAATTTTAAGAGAAATGGAAGCTGATATGAAAGATGACAAAAAAGAAGAAGAAGAAAGTAAAAACGAAGCTGCATTAAATGAAGCTTATAATACTATCAAATCTCTTCAAAAAACAATTAACGAAGTTAACTTATTAAACGCTAAGTTATTATTCGCTAATAAATTATTCAGAGCACACAATATGACTAACGAACAAAAAGTTAAAGTTATTGAAACTTTGGATAGAACAAACTCAGTAAGAGAAGTAAAATTAGTTTATGCTACATTGGCTGAAAACTTTAGATACTCAACTCCTACACAAAAATCTGTTAAAAAATCAATCACAGAAGGTATTGCTAGTAAAGTGACTAAATCAACTAAACCAGCAGCAGCTAAGCAAGTAATTGCTGAAAGTGCAGATTTTGCTGATAGATTCAAAAAATTAGCAGGTATTATTAAATAACAATAAACAATTAAAAGTACATAAAATGGACTTAAAACAAATTATGACAGGCGCTAACCCACAAAGCGTTATGCTTGAACAAACTAGAGGTTTGAAAGGCAAATGGGAAAAAACAGGATTACTTGAAGGAGTAGGTTCTGAAACAACTAAGCATGGTATGGCAGTAATGTTAGAAAACCAAGCTAAACAATTATTAGATGAGGCTACAAGAACAGGTGTATCTGCAGGTTCAGAAGAATGGGCAGGTGTTGCGTTACCTTTAGTAAGAAGAATCTTTGGTTCTATCGCAGCTAAAGAATTCGTTTCAGTTCAACCAATGAACTTACCTTCAGGTCTTATTTTCTACATGGATTTTAAATATGGTTCTAACCCAGCAGGTAACCCAGACTTTACAGGTTCTTCTTTGTATGGTAATGGTGGTACTTTCGGTAAAGATTCATTATCTCCATCAGGTAACAAATTGGGTTCTACTCAAGACACTACTGGTGGTTTATATGGTGCAGGTAGATTTGGATACACAATCAATAACGCTACAGCTGTATCAACTGCAACAGTTTCTTCAGCGTCTATTGCTGATTTTGATTATGATTTAACAAACCAAACTTTATCAGCATCTTATGCAGCTAACACTTTGAAAAGAGTAGTAGTAGCATTACCAGCTGACGCTGATTTTAATGGTATAAGAGCTTTTGAAGCATCTTTATTATCTGGTTCTTATACAATGTTCCCTCAGTACACTACTAAAAATGGTAACAACATTGAATATGTTGCAACTGTAACTGGTGCTGGTTCTGCAGGTGGAAACGGAGTATCTTTGGCATACCACGTACAACCTACATCTACTTCAAGAGGTGATTTTGAAGATAGAGGTAATAACTTAGCAATTCCTGAAATCGAATTAGAATTGAAATCAGAACCAATTGTTGCTAAGACAAGAAAATTAAAAGCTATCTGGACTCCAGAATTGGCACAAGACTTAAATGCATACCATAGTGTAGATGCGGAAGCAGAATTAACTCAAATGTTAAGTGAGTACATCTCTTTAGAAATCGACTTAGAAATCTTAGAAATGTTACAACAAAATGCTTTCACAACTGAATATTGGTCTGCAAAAGTTGGATATGAGTGGAATGGTGGTGGATTCTCAATTGATTCTAATGCGGCTGCAGCTTCTGCATACCAAAAGAACACTTGGTTCCAAACTTTAGGTATCAAATTACAAAAGGTATCTAACAAAATCCATCAGTTAACAATGAGAGGTGGTGCTAACTTCGTAGTAGTATCTCCAAACGTTGCAACTATTTTAGAATCAATGAATGGTTTCTCTGCAAATCCTGGTAAAGATTCTTTACAATTTGCTGCAGGTGTAACTAATATTGGACAAATCTCTAACAGATATGATGTTTACAAAAACCCATATATGACTGAGAATGTAATCTTATTAGGTTTCAAAGGTTCTAACTTCTTCGAAACAGGTGCTGTATACGCTCCATATGTTCCGTTGATTATGACTCCATTAGTTTATGACCCAACTAACTTCACTCCAAGAAGAGGTGTTATGACTAGATACGCTAAGAAAATCGTAAGACCAGAATTTTACGGTAAGATTGTCGTTGATGGTATGGAAACACTTTAATCTTTGAGTAGATTAGATAAGTAATAAACTTATAATAAAAGAAAAAGGGAGAGTAGAAATACTTTCCCTTTTTTTATTTATATAATTCATATTTATAGTAGTAAAACTATAATTTTTTTAAATATGTCTTTTAATATTAAATGGGCAGGAAGTGTTTCAGTACCTATTTCAGGTAGCACTCCTTTTGGAATATATGATGCGGATAGTGATTTTCAAAACGAAGGTCCTAGAACAGCAGTTTGGTGTGCAAAAAGATTGGGATATCCAATTGTAGATGTAGAATTAATTGATGAACAATTTTATGCTTGTTTTGAAGAAGCTGCATCTGAATATTCTGCACAAGTAAACCAATTTAATATTAGAAATAATTTGTTTTTATTAAAAGGACAAGATAATTCAACATCATTTACTCAAAAAATGATAGATGGTGCGGGTTTACCATCAATATATAGAGTTGCACAAACATATGGTGCATTGAGTGGTGTAGGTGGTGATGTTAAAATTAAAAAAGCATATATTGATTTAGATAGTACAACACCAAGACAAAGATATGATTTAAAAACAGAATTATATTCGGCAGAGTCTGGCTCATATGGAGCATTATTAGATTCTGGAAGTATTAGAGATATTACAAAAGTATTTTATGAAGCAACTCCTGCAATCACAAGATTTTTTGACCCATATTCAGTTGGTGCACAGGGTAGTTTAAATTTAATGACGGAATTGGGTTTTGGTAATTACTCTCCTGCAGCTCAATTTTTATTAATGCCCTTATATGAAGATGTTTTAAGAATACAAACAATAGAATTTAATGACCAAATTAGAAAATCGGCATTTACATTTAATATTGTTGGGCATACATTAGAAATATTCCCATTACCATCAACGGGTGGTGTTCATAGAATGTATTTAGAATATTTTGAAAGAACTGATTTTGAAAATAATTCAACAAATATTAAATCAAATGTTGTTGCAGATTATTCAAATATAAAATACGATTTTATACAATATGGTAATATAAATGAAGTTGGTAAACAATGGATTAGAAAATATACATTAGCATTAGCAAAAGAATTATTGGGTGCAATTAGAGAAAAATATAATACTATTCCAATTCCTGATGCAGAAATTACTTTAGATGGTGAATCGTTGAGAGCAGAAGCGCAAATTGAAAAAGATAATTTAATAGAACAATTAAGACAAAACTTAGAAGAATTAAGTGGAAAAAAACAATTTGAAATACAAAAAAATAGTGCAGAATTTCATCAGGATATGTTGAGAAAAGTACCATTAAAATTATACATAGGATAATATGCCAAAATTTATATCAGATAGAGATGTAGCATTTTTCAAACACATAGCAAGGGAAATTGTTGATGATGTTATTGAAAATATGTGCGTTTTATATAAAATAAATTTAACAGATACAAAAATAAATTTATATGGTGAATCCATTAATAAAACATGGCATCCTGGAGTACAATTAAATGTACTAATAGATAAAACACAACAATCGCAAAATTATGAAGGTTTCGGCCCTAATACAAATCAAGATGTTCAATATAAATTTGATAGATTTATGTTGGAAGAAAAAGGAATATATCCGGAGGTTGGTGATATAGTTTATTTTGACCAATCTTATTATGAAATCAATAACGTTTATGAAGTACAATACTCAGGAGGTTTACCACAATATAACTTTAGTGTTGTATGTAATACATTTATGGTTTCTAAATCATTACTTAACATAGAAGAAAGAATAAAATAAAATGTCTACAAATCCACTAAGAGCAGATTTAAATAGAGGCAAACAATTAAAATCTGAAACGGGTGATTACAAACAAAGTATTACCCTTTTTGATATTGATTATGCAATGATGTCTTATTTACAAGATACTGTTTTACCCGAATTAGATGATAATGGTAAAGCATTAAAAATTCCTGTTATTTATGGTAATTCGGAAAGATGGAATGGTTCAAGAAGAGAAGGTGTATATAGAGATAGTAAAGGTAAATTACAATTACCTTTAATGATGATTAGGAGAACAACCATTGCAAAAGATGAAACAATGCCTTTCTTAAAAAGAGGTGTTTACTATAATACAATTTCAAAATATTCAAAAGATAATAGATACGACCATTTTAGTCTATTAGGTGGTGCGGTGAAACCAAAAAAAGAATTATATAATATTTTGATGCCAGAATTTGTAGACATTACCTATGAATGCATGGTATGGACTGCATATACGGAACAATTAAACCAAGTTATTGAAGCATTAAATTATACAGGTCAATATTGGGGAGATAAAAAAACATTTAAATTTAGAACACAAGTTGCGGATTATAATGTAATAAATGAAGTAGGTGATGGTACCGAACGAATTAATAGAGTTGAATTCACTTTATCAACTAAAGCATATTTACTTCCTGAAAAATTTGATGGAGAATCTCCAATTAAAAAATCAATGTCAGTTAAAAGAGTTGTAATGTCAACCGAAGTGGATGTAACCGGAAATGGAAGATTGGAAGGATTATTAACAACACCATCACCATATTATGATAATAAAGATTTGATTGATTTTTTATCTTTAAATAATAGTAAAATAATAAATGGTAATGCAGATGCAAATACAACTGTTATATTTTCAAATATTAAACTTATCCAAGCACCTGCACAATTAGCATCTGTAATTACTTCTGGTTTAATTTATGGAGACAATTCATATGATATTAAATTATATATAAATGGTGTTAGATATTATCAAACATCACATTTCACCGCAATTGTTTTAAATAATTCATTAACTATTACATTTTTACCAGCTTTAGGATTTAATGTTACAAATATTGATGAAATTACTATAACCGGTAAATTTATTGATTTATAATGAAAAGAAGTTTATTAGATATAACTCAAAAAATAAGTAGAAGAATTGGTAAAACAAATTTAATTCCAAAAGATTTAAATAATTCTACTTATTGGATTTTTGAAGCAACGGGTTGGAGATTTGTAGATATACTGAGAGAAATCCAATATAGAACTACACAGGATAGATTGAAAATTTATATTAATACACAAAGTATAAGTGCAAGAGATTATATCGTTGAAGAAAGTGGAAGTGGTTTATTAATTAAATTTATAAAAAATAATTTTGAATATCACTTGGATAAAGATGATTATATTCAAATAGAAGGAGATATAGAACAATATGCTTAAACAATTTAATACAAATAATAGAAAGCTTAATAAAGTTGTTCCAAAGGTTAATGTAAATAATCTTATTAACAATGATTTGACTGGAAGTTTAGAAAATATTCAAATTCCAAATAATACAAAATTTCAATCTAAAGTAAAATCAAATCCAAACCCAACAAAATTAGTAAATAATACAACAAAAATATTTGATTTTCATCAAGAAATATTAGAAAATAGTGCAAGATATAATCAAAGAACAATTGATGAATTTGATAACGTTAAAAATACATTAACGATATACAATGTTACATTAGATTACGGAACCGAAGGAGCATCCCCTAATAATTTTGAAGTATTGGTATTTGGTTTACACATTCCAGGAAATTATACAATAAAAGAAGTTGGAAATAATGTAGTAATAACTTTAAATGAACAATATATAGATTACGATAATGTGACTATAAATGATATTTATGTTATGGGAAAGTTGATGGATGTCATATTAGATACCGAAGACTATTTTGATTTAAGAACTGAAAATGACGAAAATATAATAT